CGACGACGCTTTTCGTTGTGGATGCAGTCCAGTTTACCCGCACCGAGAAGGTCACGTCTCCCGCGCTCGTTTCGGGCGGTCTCAAAAACGCGGCGTCATTTCCTGCGACATACGTGAGAGCACTCGGCGCAGCCGGCGGCGTCGTGTTGCTCGGCGCGCTCTGACTCAGCGCGGTCGATAGCGGAGAGATCGCGCCCGAGAACGAAATCCCGCGCGCGGCGAACTCATAGGCCACGCCAACCGAGAGATCGTCGATTGACACCGCGTATGAAACTGACGACGCGATTTGATTCGCGACGATGTAATCGCTCGCGCCCGTACGCCGGTAGAGCACATCGAGAGCAACCGCGCCCGATGGGAGCGGTGGAGCGGTCAGCGAGACGCGCGCGAATGAACCGCCGTCCGACGAAAGATAAACCGTCGTGCTGATGAGCGTCGGCGCGTTTGGCGTGCTCGGCGCGGTTGGGTCGATAGGCCCAGCGGTGATGACCGATGGAGTCGCTTGAACGTAGTTGGTAAACCCTGACACGTTTTCCACGGTGTCGTAAGCGTTGAGCCAATAATAATACGTCGTGCCGATTGTAACCTCCGTGTCCACGAATCGCGATGCTCGCACCTCGGCGATCTTGTTCGTGTTGGCGTTCGCTGGCGTTACCGCGGACGTGTTGCGGTAAATGCCATACTCCGAAAAGTCGGGCTCGGTGTTGTCGTTCCAATCGAGGGAGACCGCGCGGCCCGTGCCGACTACGGCGGTGAGGCCGGTTGGGATGCTTGGGGCGGTGGTGTCCTTGGCTGGCGTTATCGAGGACACCGCCGTGTAGGTCGATGACGTGTTGAAAAAGCTCTGCGCGTAGAGCCGCACGTTGTAGCTTGTGCCAATTCGCACGTCGCTGGAAATGAAGTCGAGCGTCTGGTCGCCGTCCACCGTTGACCAGACCAAATATGTCGTCGCCGTGCCCTCCTTGTATTCGATGACCGTCTTGCCCCCGCTCGTCACGAACTGCTCGGTCGGTGCGCTCCACGCCACTTTGATTCGCGGCATGACCGAGCCGTCGGCTTGGATGAACTGCGTCGTGCCGTCTGCGGTCAGCGTGAGATTGGTCGGCGGGTCGATGGAGAACGGATTTGGCAGCGTCGTGTTCGGTGCATCCTCCACCGCGACCTCGTCGGAAACAGTCCAGTCATAAACGCTCGAAGCCGTCTCACGTAGTTGCAGTTCAATTACCGGAGTCGGCGGTGTGCCGTCACTCGCGAGCGACCATGCGATGACCTCGAACACCTTCGACGACCAGCCGAGGTTTGCGTTTGTCAGCATCACCGTGTCGCCCGCGCGGAGCTGCATCGCGGTGAGATTGAACTTCGCGGTGAAGATGATTTCTTCGCGCGCTTGCCGCAGGTTGATGCGCGCGATGCGCTGCGCCGCGCTGCTTGATGTCGTGAACGGCAGGATGACGTCGCGCCAGTGATAAACGCCGTTGTCCGCAGCCAAGAAGGTCGCGCTTGTAATCTGCGGGAAGTCGGCCGCCGCCCACTGGTTCTCGGCGGAGATGAAAGTGCCCTTGACTGCGTTCACTCGGTCGCGCGCGCTTAGCCGAGTCGAGACCGTGAATCCGCCTGCCATGTGCGTCTCGTCGAGCGTGATCGTTGGCGAACGATACGCTGCCGCATAAACCACGATCTGCCCGCCGCTGTAAGCGATCGTGCCGCCCATCGAGGAAAGGATTTGCCCGATGATCGAGTCTGGCGTCGAGGACGTTACGGCCTGCCCGTTGCACTCGTAGCGATTCTCATACGTCGCCGGACTCGTCACCGGCTTAATCTCAACTTGTCCATCGCAAATGTTCGCAGCGGCGATGACCGAGGTGTCGTCGATCTCGCTCGCGTCCATGCCCATCCCGAGATCGGCGTCGGTGAGATAGTCGCGCAAGCAGAGCGCAGGGTTCGCGCTGTAAGCGGTCGCGAGCGTGCTGGGGTTGTAAACCTTCTTGCCCTTGACAATGCAGGAAATGTTCGGGATGCCACCGACGAAGATTTCGTTTGAGAACGTGAGCTTGCAGTAGAGGTAGGCGATGCCTTGCAAGCGATGGTTTGAATCCCAGTCCAGCGGAAAATCAGATTGCAGCGTCGAGTCTACCGTCTGCGTCGTCGAGCCGAGATGCTTGTGAATGAGTGAACCGGTGTAGCTTCCCGCGGCTGCGTATTTGCCCGTAGCGTAACCGTCGCCGCTACCGGTTAGCACGAGGTCTTCGTTGAAATACACCTCGCCAATTTCTTGCACCTCATGGCCGGCCAGAGTTACAACAAGATGCAGGTATTCGTTCTTCACTCCGCTCGTCGCGAGGAAGACGACGGTGCCGGACACCTTGGCTTGCCCATAAATTATTTGGCGCGGTGACGTCGGGCTGCGCGTCATTATTCCGCGGTCATTTAGATCGCCCATCGACGGCATCTTCGGCGCGAGGAGGCGCGATGCGGCCATGCTCAGTCCAACCGTGAGGACAACAGGAATAGCAAAAATAAGCGCAGCCCCAATCGCCGAACCACCAGCGATGTTGAACACGACTGTTACCAGCCAAATTGCAAATGTCTCAAACATTATGGTTCGTCGGTTAGAGGGTTATTCGATCCAGTTCCGCCCGTGCGAAACGCGGTCGCGTTAGCGTTGCCCCAATAAATCACCTTGTCCTGCAATCCTGCGACGTATTCGAGCCCTGTGTCGGCTGGGTATCTGCGCAGTTGCTCCTCGTGCGTGTAGCGGCTTTCACGCGTGCGCTGGAAATCGACGAGCTTGCTTTCAACTGCGATGCCAATGGTCGCTTGTTTCCCGTCGTTGGAAATCACCATCGTGTCCATGCGACCGGAAAAGACCGTGATTGAGTCGATGACCGCGCCCGTGTCCGCGTTGAGCGTGCCGAAGCGCACCGCTGCCGTGCGCCCTTGGTAATCTTCATCGAGAGCCGCCGCGACGAGATCATTCGGCACTCCGGTCAGGTCGATCTTCAGTCCGCGCGCCGAGAGGTCTTCCGTTTCCTCGATGGTCGAGATGGAGGAGAACGCTCCGATTCCGGCATAGGTCACGCTGCCGATCGTAATCGTGCCGTAGCCGGTCCAGTAGCACACCGATCCGTCATTGAAATCCAGCGACGTAGCGAAGAACGGATTGAGCTGCGCCGCCGTCGTCGAAGCGAGGAGAGGAGCGGGAATCGTGCGGCTCATGTGTTGATCGCCTCGAAGATCGAGAAGTTCAGCCCATACTTTTTCGCCGTGTCGATTGACCATTCGCACGTCGTGGTCCCGAGGCGGAAGACGCCCACGGCGTTGCTGTAAACAATCGCGGTGTCGTCGGGGTAGTTGGTGCGCAGTAGCGGGAAGATTTCGTAGGAGGTCGCAGAATTTACCTGCGTGATCTTGTGTAGCTTCGAGCTGCTTCCGGTCCCGAGCTGAATGTAATCGCCAACGGCCCACGATCCGACGCCGGTGTCCACTGTGAGCGTCGTCGTGTTCGCGACATGCGCCCCGTTTAGCTTCGGGATTCCGGTCATCGTGCCGCGCTGCGTGCCGTTGGCGTAGTCGCGGAAATAGAACGTGCCGCGCGCAGCCATGATCAGAAAGCCGATGAGTTCTTCGGCGTCTGCGCGGTTCATTGGCGGGCATTCGACGTCGCCGCTGAGCATCGTGCCGGTCCAGTTGTAGCTCTGGCTCGAAAAGGTGAACGGCGAGATGTTGCGGGCGACTGCGCTGATGGCCGAGAAACGCAAGGAAGCGATGCGAATCGCTGCGGGAGGGGTGAGAGGATAGGAGATGGCCATAAGCGTCTAGGAACTCAAGCAAACGCACTACGATAGCTTCCCCCGCGGCGCACCATGTCAGGAATCTCGGCCTTGAGACGACGCCGCTCTTGTTCGAGGATTGGCACCAGCTCGGCGCGCGAGACGCCGGCCGCGATGTTGTAGTTGACCGTGACGCCGCCTGAGCCCCCGCCGCTGCTGCCCATTGCGCCGTTCGGCACGATGCTGCCCGAGGAGCTGGGTACGAATAGCTCTGGGCCTTTTTCGCCGACGACGTAGGCACCGCCTGCGCCGACGGGTCCGCCCTCGGCGCGAAAGCCCTTCAGGATCGCGCCGCTGATTCCCGCCGCTAGCGGAGCAGTCACGGTCTGATTAAAGATCATCCGCATTAAATCCATCCCGAGCGACCGGATAACTTCGCCGAGCTTTTGGCCGCTGAAAATCGCGTCCTCGAATCCGCTTGCGATGATGTCGCCAGATTTGCGCGCGATGATTTGGAGATCGGTTTCCAAAACCTTACGCTTGCCGATGAGTTCGTTGATTTTCGGGAGAGCAACAAGCATTCTATCAATCGCCTCAACTTCATCCACCGTTAGCATTTTTCGTGATGGGTCTCTATTTGCTAGCAAGGCTTCATCTGCACGACGCAGAGCAAGCAGCTTTGTCAGCTCCGCGTTGACTTGAGCTTGCTGCTGTTTTTCGTTTAGCAGCGAAAAGTTGTATTGATCCAGTACTTTATTACTATCCTCAACGGCTTTGTTGTAATTTTCCAAAGAGTTAAAACTAATTACTCTCCATTCATTAACTAATTTCTGCACCTCTACTTCTTTTTCCAAAGAATTGAGTGAGGAACTTTTTGCCGGATCATTTGGCCTCGCTTGAATTTTTCCAATGTCCGTAAAAAGCTGTTTGAATTTTTCGTTGGTAGTTTGTCCAAGCGAATTAAAAGTGTTTTTTAATTCTTCGAGTTGCTTTGTTGCTTCCGCAATTTTTGGGACATCTTTGTCAGCCCTTATTTTATCGGCAATGCTGAATGACTCAACTTTGCTGACTCCGAAAATTTGATCTTTTAGGTTGAGAGCTGCATCGGCTGCGAAAACCAATCCTTTTTTCAGAAACATTACTCCTTGATCGACCGCTCCAGTTACTCGCGTCAGTTTATTTAATTCATCGGATGTAAGCGCAAACTTTTGCGAATTCGCCTCAACGTCTTCCATCATTGCGTTGACGCTTCTCCCGACTGACAGAAGGGCGCGAAGTCCAAAGAAACTAGCAATGCCTGTGCTCACTGCTTTCGCCGTCGAATGAATCTTCGTCAGGGAATTCTGCACACTCGCAAACGCCGCCCTAGTCGAATCAACCGCGCGTAATGTGAATGTAGCTTCAGCCATGATGTTTCGATTTCCGGTTTTGGTGCTCTATGTAAACGAGCCAGCCGTTAAGTTCTTGCGCTGGCATGGCGAGCACTTCGCTTGCGAATTTGCCGAGACGGTCCGCGAGAGCATACACGGCGAGGAAGTCGGCGGCCTCCCCGCCGTAAATCAGTTTTTTAAGTCATCAACCCTCGGCGCGTTGTCGGCCAGAATGGCGTTCGCGATGCGTCCCACGACGTTGCTGTCGGCCTTGTTTAGTAGCGTCGGCTTGTGCTCGATCGTGAACAGCTTCGCGCCGTGCTCGTCCGTGGCCTTCATAATCAAGATGTCCACGAGCAACTCCATGTCGTTCTCTTTGCTGCGACGATAGAGCCGGTTCTTTTCGCCGAGCGTGACCGGCGATGCGTGGACGACGAGCTTCCATTCGGGCACGTCGATTTTGCGCGTGCCGAGGGAGGCGAAGTGTTCCCGAACAAGGTCAATAGCTTCCATGTGTTGTGTGTGTTTTGCTGCTAAGAAATTAGGAGGCGGTCAGCGTGCTTAGAGCGCCGTTACCCTCAAAAGCGATCGAGCCTTCTACGATGCCGTCGAACGAAGCCGAGATGTCGAATTTCGTCACGATGGCAGCGCCGGAATAGTACCGGTCGCCGGTGTCCGCGCCCTCTGGGTAAAGGTTGAGCGTGACCTGCGAGCCAATCGTAATGAGCAGTTGGCCGGCGTCGTTCTCGTCCCAGTAGAGATCGCCCGAGACGCTGAATGTTTTCATCGTCGCAAGCCGAGTGCGGTAGGTGTCACCGATTACGGAATCCTCGACGGTGTCCGAGGAGTGGCTGAGCGAGTAGTTGCGCAGCTCGCCGATGGTGGTAGCCGAGATTTTGACGAGGCCTTCGCGGCCGAGATGGTTTGCCATGTTAGTCTTGGGTTAGATAGATGCAATTAAAAGTGTGACGAGCCGTGCCGAAACGCCTGTCTTCGTCTGGCTCAATCACATAATCCACGCTCGTCAAATGAAGGTCGCGGCATTGCCCTCCGAGCGTCACGTCGGCGAGAACCGCGGCCTCGACCGCGGCGCTTCCGGTGTCGAAAAGGTCGTCTATCAAATAGGTTCCGCTCTCGGCAGTGAAGTAATCAACGATGAGTTGAAGCTGCCGGTATTGCGTCCGGTTGCTCGGCCCGAGCGTGCGCACCTCGATCTGCTCGCTGACCGCGTAAACGGCGGCGGCAGGAAACGAGATGCTTGCGATCGTGTTGTTGCGCCCGCGAAGGATGTTCGCGGTGGGCACGACGAGCGCGCCAGTGAGAGCGTTCGCCGTCGCGGTGCGGATGTTGGTGCGTGTGCTCATGCGTCAGATTTTATTGGCATCCCTCCGACAACGCGGGTGAAGCCGAGATTGACGGCGCGGTTTGCGAGAATTGCGCGATACTTCGAGATTGTGATTTTGTAACGAATCTTCAAGGCGCCATCGACCACGCGTTGGAGGTCAGGAATCTGGTTGCCGGTAGTCCGCGCGACCACAAACGGATTCGGACCAAAGTGTACCTGAGCGTTTCCAGCCTTTGCCATGTGTCGCCGAATCCACGACGGTACGCGCACGCCGCACGCCATTGCCGCAGCGGCGAATCCAGCCTTCGCAAGTCCGACCTTTTTTTGCGTGTGTTTAAGATACGCGTTCGCTGCTTGCTCCGAAACCCACATCTGGTCTTGTACCGCCCAGCGCCCCACCAGACTCCTCGTGACTTGCCTCCGTCTTCCGCGCTCGGTTCGGTTTGCGAAATGGAAAGCGCGCATCGTTCCAATGGATGCCGACTCCTGCCAGAACTTCCGGTAAATGCGGATTTTCTTGCCGCCTTCATTTCCGAGACTGACGCCCATCGTCTCGTGCCGCCCGCCGCGCGGTGGAACTTCCGTTGAATTTCCGATGCGCTGGAACAAGCCAATCTGAAATTCCTTGGCCATTTTATTCCCGCCGAACAAGTCGCCCAGAATCGCTTTCTCGCCCTGCTCCTTTGCGTTTGTGCTGAGTCCGCTTGCTTTTGTTTTCGTGATTTGCCCGCCCGTGACTGTCGCCACCGTTGGTCCTTTTTTCGTTTTGTCTCCGGTCGGCGGCGTGATCTGCATGACCGCCTTTGCGACGTAGGCGGCTTCCTGTTTCACGACTAGACCGAGATCGACCTTTGCAGCGTCGGCAAGTCTTGCGAGCGCATACTCTAGCTTCTTGGTGTCTGATGAAATTGAAATCATATCACCTTCGCGACGCTGATTTCGCAGCCCGCTCCCTCGGCGTCTAGCGTCACGCGCTCGATGAAGTAGGTGATGCTCGCCCGAGAAAGTGTCTGCGTGACTTTCGGCGTCGCGCTTACGCTCGACGTCAAAAGGAACACGGTAAACTTGCTATCTTCGCGGCGCTGGTCCTCGAAGTCGGCAAATGCATTGCTCGCTGCTGCCCAGATGCCTGTGACGCTCACGCCCTGATACGTGAACGAGACGCCCGCCTGCAAAAGTATCGCCGAGAAGTCGGAGTTAATCTGAGTCGGGTCGAAGTCTCGCACGGCTGCCATACTTAAGCGCCGCCTGTAAAATAAAACCGTGCGTGCATCTCTGGCCGGTTCGCAAGTAGCCACGGCTCGGCATCCTCGTAGCACCGTTGCGCGTCCTGCCCGCAGGTCTGCGAGCCGACGTGGTGAACGTAGGCCCGCGAGATGAAGTGCCGCCGCTTCATGTCCGCGCATTGCACGTCGTCCGAGAACCAATTTATCGGCGGGAAATCCACCCACGCGTCGCGGTGAATCCACGCGCAGATTGGCGCGATGACCGGCGTCTCGACGATATGCCGCTCGGACTGGTAGCGCAGGAAGTCGATTTTCCCGCGCCCGCTGCGCACGTTCTGCTCGCCGCGCGCGTAGTCCGACCGCGTCGCGACGTAGCCGAGATCGGGCACGACCTTGCGAAGATGAGCCACGTCCGCGAGGAGCACCGCCCACGTTGTCGGCGTGAACACGATGTCATCGTTGCAGACCAGAATCTCGTCGTGCCGCTTGAAGGCTTCGCGCGCGGCGAAGTTGTAGGCGTCTCCAAAGTTCTTGCCGATCTTGTGATGCACATACCGATCGACCTCGCGCGGGACGTAAGCGTTGAGCGACGCGGTCATCACGTCGAGGCACGCGGCATTGACCGTGCAGACGATGATTGCCGGTGTGCTCATGGCTTCTTCGCTGCGAGGATTTCTTTGATGTTCTCCGCGTCGATCAGCGTCACGCCGCTTGCGATGACGAGCTTGTCCCAGTCGTGCGGCGGCACCATTCCGTCCTCGATGTGCACCGCGATCATGGCGCGCTCCACGGCTCGCGGCTGTCCTACGTCGTGGATGAACTGCTTGGCCATCGCCATCGTCTCCTTGTCATCGGGTCGCACGAGGAAGACGTGCTCGATGGTTTCCGGTTGCGCTGCCGTCCCGAGCCACGCCTCGCGGAAGGACACCGAGCGCGTCGAGTCGCCGAGGGTTTTCTGCGTGAGCCGAATCGCGGGCTTTTCATACTTGTGGAACGCCCACTGCAAGCCGTCCGCTTTTCTCGGCTTGTCCGCGAGTCGGTAGGACCGCGCGGCGAGATCGAGACCGGCCCAGCCATACCACTTCACTTCGTGCGTCCACGGCCGGTCTTTCTCCTTTGGCTCCGGTAGCCACATCATCCGCTCCGCCCAGAAGCTCGCGCGTCTGCCGTCGTTGCGCTCAAAGGCCAGCATAATGATCGAGGCGATGGCCTCGCGGCACCACGGGAAGACCCCGTGCGCGCCCAAAGCGAACTGCAACGCCTCGCGCCGTGACGCGACGAGCCGCGCAAGGTTCAGCTGCACCTCGTAGCGGAACGAGTCGTCGAGATTCGGGAAGCTCAGCGCGATGCGCCCGAACTGCTCGGCGGCGGTCTTGTTGCCAGCGCAGTAGTGCTCTTGGTGGATGTAGAAATACTGTGTCGCCGACTCGGCTACGCTCCGCCCGAGGATTGCCAGATTACGCTTCCGGTTGCTCTGCTTGATCGCGACCGGCTGATGCCGCCACACCGGCACCGTCCATTCGTTGTGGAGATCGTTCGGCAGCAGGAGCAGGTTTTCGTGGACGTCGTGGTGCCAGACGCGCCCCGATGCGAACGCTGTGCGGCGAATGATTCGTTCGCGTTGGAGCTTCTTGCCGGTTCCCCGCACGTCGTATGGGCATCGGAGCATGAGCACGTCTTCCGTGAGTTCCTTGAGCCTTTCCCGCAGGTCCGACGCATCGGTCAGCACGTCGTCGCAGTCGGCCCATAGAAGCCAATCGCCGGTGCCTTGCGCGAAGGCTTGGTTGCGAGCCCTCGCAAACGAATCGACGTGCCGCCACGCCTGCGCAGTGGTGCCGTTGCGGTAGTCCGAGAAGACAATCGGGACCGCGTTGCGCTCGCACCAGTCCCTCGCGAGCTGTTCGGTGTCGTCCGGCTCCTGCGAGCCGATAGCCCGCACCAGTGAGAGTTCGTCGATGATGCCGACGAACGAATCGAGCATGGTTCGGATGTGCGCGGTCTCGTTGCCGGCAATCACGCAAAGGGAAATCGTCATGTTGTGTGTTGCCTCCGGTGTGGCGAATCGCGCCGCAGCGTCAAAACAAAAAGCCCCACGCGGTGAGGCGTGGGGCTGTGAACTCAGACGTATTGAGATCAGGAATACTGGGTAGTAATCAACTGACCCGCGTTCGCATTGACCACTTTCTCGGAGGTGTATTGCGACGCGCGGACGATGTTCGACTTGATCGCCTCTTCGCGGTAGGTCGAGACGCCGATCGCTGGCCCATACTCGGACCAGTTGAGCGTGAAGCCAGCGCCACCACCGAAGAATCCGGCAGACGCCTGCGTGACCGAGCCGACCCAAATAAACGTATTGGCCCAGACATTACCGGCAGCGAACGCGACACCTTCAGGTGCGGTGTCGTAGCTGGCGCGACCAATCAGCACTTGGCTTACACCGAACACCTCAGCGGCTGCTTGCGTGCTCGCGTTGAGGATGGTGTCGGACGAAATGCCAGCGCCGCGAAGGCGATTCTGGAACTTCGTGGAAGCGCGGATGCGGGTCCAGACAGGATACGGGATGATTACGGACAAGTTCGTCACGCTCTCGCCCTTCGCGAGAAGACGGTCGGTGGCCTCTTGCACGTCAGCGCCGACATCGAACGTCGCCAGATTGGCGGTCGTGTAGGCGGTTCCGCTGTTCGTCGCGGTAAACGTGCCGCTGTCGAACAGTTTCGCGGCGACGCGAAGCTCGTGAGCGAGGAGCAATTTCCGTTTAGCGAGTTTCGCCGCGATGACCTCGGCATCGAAGAAGCGGGCGACGTCGAGCGTGACGGTATCGTCCACGGCCTCTTCGTATCCATATTCCAACGCCGTGTAGGTGTCTTGGTTGAACGCACGCGTGCCGCGAGCGTAGGCGCTGTAAGCGGCGCGATTCTTGACGTCACTCTTGAGGAGCTGGCCCTCTTTGAGAACGAAGGAAGGATACTGACCGGCGCGCACGGGCACGTCGAGGATTGGCATGGCCTGAACGCCGATCAAACCGGCTTCATAGTCCTTGGCCTGCTCGACTACACCGGCGATGTCGCCGCGAAAAATGGCTGCTGAATTTGTGTACATGGTAAGATTTTTTAGGGTTTAGATGTTCTTAACGATCAGCTCGATGATCGCGCTTGCGTCAGTTGCGGTAGTCAGCGACTTGCCCACGGTCACGGTGCCAGTGATGGCCACGGTACCGTTGGCAGTTGAGAAGACCGTGTCACCCACGGTGACCGGCCCAGCGAGCAGAGTCGCCTTGATGGTCGTGCCACCGAGGAACTGCACGGTGACTTGATCGCCAGAAGCGGCGTCGATCAAAGCGACGCCGTCAGGGAGCGAAGCGGTGGCGGCAAGTCCGACGCCGCGGTTAGAGGAAATGGACACGAGGCGGAACGCGGTGATAGCCGAGTTCGCGACAAACGTGCCCGCATTTTGGAATGAAGTAGCCATGTTAGTATTTTTAGAGTTTGACGATTTCGCCGCCTTGAACGCGCGCACGATAGGCGGCGTAAAGGTCGGCATGGTTCTTGACCGCGAAGGAGATGGCCGCGGATTTGTCGCCCTTCAGCTCGGTGGCTTTGGCGGCGACGACGTCCTCGAACTTCTGCGCTTGCGCGACTGGTTTAGGAGCTTCGGCCGAGGCGATCGGAGCGGCTGGCGCACCGAAAGACTTAGCAAATTCTTTGACCGCAGCGAGAGCCGCAGCATTGGCCGCGAGTTGCACGACCTCAGTCTGTGCGCTCATGGCGGCGGGTTTTTCAACCGGAGGAGGAAGCGCGGCTTCGAGCTTCGCGAGTTTGTCGTTCATGCTCATCATGGCGGATTGGATCATCCCCT